ACTTAGATCTCTTCCTCCAAGTATCTTTCTCTCCGTATATATGTCCCTTTTTATGTGAAGGATTTATACATTTAGGATCTTCCACCAAACCACAGACGAGGTTAGATAAGGTTTCAGGATCTCCAGACTTACCAGTACCAGACCATACGTGTTTTCCATTTAACCATACCGCTTTACAACGAGGACACTCTTTTCTATCTAATGACAGATCAGAAGTCTCTTTATTATCCATTTTTTGTTACACAGTAATACAATTTTTATTATTTACAAATTTAATCATCTCTTCACAAACATTGTCAGTATTGGAAAACATAAAACAATCTCTAAATAAAAGAAGTTATAAGTTAGAAATGAAAAAAGCATTAATTGCTTTTGGAATGTTACTGATGGCGGCACCTGCACATGCCGATCTTACACATAAAATTTCTTCAAGTGTCCAACTGACAGTTGATTCTGCTGCTTCTCAAGCAACTCGTCTTGGATCTACCTATTCGGTAACTGGTAATAATCTTACTGTCACAACAGAAGGTGGACTTGGGACACTTACTTCAGGAAGTGCCGTTGGATATACACCAACATCTTATACTGCACCCAGTACAGGGACATATTCTCTTACCGAATCATTCATTGAAGGAGACGTAATCCCAACAGGCACGACCGTTTCTAGCGGTGTGGTTGGAACCCTACCCGCATTTGGAAGTGTCACGACCACTGCTGGTGGGGTGGCTGGTTCTCTCGCTGGTACTATCGATAGCACTCACACTATTGGATTAACTGCTGGTGGTGCTGGAACTAGTGCTACTGGTCAATTTATTACTGAGATCACTGTTAAATAGTCATGTCTAGATTTCAAGAAACAATCGGTCTCGGTTTGATTCTTGGTGTAATTCATGGTTTGGTACAACCAGCATACTCTGTTCCCGTTGTACCAAACTTTACACAAGGTTCAATGACTAGTCATACTGAAACTACAAGTACAGTTACTGAATCAATAAATTCAATGGATTACAATACAGGGTATCAATACTCTGTAACTGGGAGTGGAATTACAGCATCAGGTTCTTTAAGACCAGGTACAGGTGCTAACAATGTAAGTATAGATGGCGTGACATCATCATGGACAGGACTAACAAGCAGACCAACATTCACACAAACAACACCAGGGGCATCGTTTCAGTTCACAGAAACCTACATGGGTCCTGGTTTAAGCAATCAAACGATCATTCAGAGAACCACAGAAATAAAAAGCGTCACAGACACAACTTCCATTTTCTCGCAATAATTATAAGTGTATTATATCCATCTTCGTCAATGGCTGAAACTGTGGGTGGTGTTAGCGCCACAGCTTCTCCTATTGCTAACTCTTCAGGTTCTGTTACTAATCAGGCAATCCAAGTCCTCCAAGGACCATACATTACAAACACATATGGTGGAGGAATTCAATGCCAAGGACCTACTCTTAATATCACACCATTCATAACTGGTTCAGCATCTGCACAGAAACCATATGAACCATATTATAATGACCCAGTATATGACATGCGTGATTTAAATGATGATGGGTCTCTAGACAACCCTGGAAACATTCTTTACTATGTTCCGACTAGAACTGGTCAAAAAGATAATTACAACCTATCTCTTGGGGTTTCAGCCACTTGGTCTAAACCCTTAGATTCAGACCTACAAAAACAATGTAAACAAGCTGCAGCAACTCAGATTGCCCTACAACAACAATTAACTGCCAATAAAAGATTAGACTTTGAGATCGCCAGACTCAAGAATTGTGGTGAGTTGAAGAAACAAGGTATCTATTTCCACCCCAAGTCTCCATATTATAAAGTGTGTGCGGATGTGATTGTTACTAACCCTGGTGGCGTCATTCCCCCACATAGACATACTATCCCTTCGGTTTCAAGACCTTCTTCAACTTCCGTATTGCCTCAGTCCTCTCGCGCTGAAGATCTCGGCGGTCCCTTACAGACAACACCTTAGGTGTCTTCCCCCTGATAGTAGCAATCTTTTTCATAACTTTCTTGACCGTTGGTTTGACAACCTTTAGTAGGATGTCTGCCAGCGGTTTTGCCATAAGTGCTGATGCTGTAGCAACAACAGCGATACCACCAGTCGTTACAACAGATCCAGTACTAGGGAGACCAGCAATGATCTGCTCTGGGATAGGCACCTTCTCTGTGATTTGAATACATTGATTACCAACTAATTGATAGTCAGTAACTTTCTTTCTGAACCCTTCAATGTATGTGCCGACAGGTTCCTTTGCTGCTTGTACTGGTGTGGGACAGTCAACCTTAACAGTAGCAGGGGGAGTTTTAGGTATCGGAAGATCAGGTGTTTCGGGAGGTTTGGGTTGTCTTGTATCTACACCAGAGGGTTTAGTAGGAATTATCTGTTCAGGTTCAAAATTAATAGGATTATAACTGGGAATGCCAGAGTCACAATACGTAATAATGCCATTCTCATCATCGGAGTTAATGGTCTTTGATCCGTTGTTTGACTCATGAGCCTCAACACATCCTGGTATGTCAATAATTGGAACACCTATATTTACTGTTACAGGTGGTTCATATGGTAATGATTGTAAAGGATCATTAAAGGTCCATTGTGGTATATCAATAGACCTTATTTTTATCTCTGGAATCTCAATCATCTTTAAAGAAGTTTGCAACAGCAGTTAGTGCTGAATGAAAAGCAACATAAAGAAAAAATGTATTATCCGTATTTTTTTGTTTTCTTTTACGTACAGATTTGGTCATGATATTAATTAAACTATAATATTTACATTAGTTCATACAATTCTCAGAAAGGAACTGCACCTCCTGTAAAGTTTGGTGAAGATGGAATAACTTCACCAGTAGTGCTAGGCAGTTCTGGTATTGCAGAATCTACAATACCTGGCAATGCATCTGTAATAGCATTTGTAATTTCTTCAGTTACCTTGACCCTTACATCCTCAATCATTGCATCTTTGTTGAGATAAAGATATGATCCACCAGCAATCACGCCGAGACATACAAGACCAGAAAGTAATGCAATAGTGTTAATTATCTTTTGCATTTTGATCAATCCTTTTAAAAAGTTCTTCTTTATCTATATCTAACTGTTGCTTTAACTTTCTCCTCATGAGTTCCATTCTGATACGAAGAGGTAAAAATCTTATTTGTAAATTAATATATTCAAATAATCTAAGAGTATTTTCTACACCAGCATATGCTATCATTAAAATGATAATTGCAACAGTCAAATATAAACCAATCATTAGGACCTCCTAGACCAAGTTAATTCTAATGTGACTGTCAATAAAATGATATACGCAAAGACAAAAATTCCACTTATCATACTAAAGTACCATGTGCTCTACGAATTTCTCTGAGTTCTTCAAAGTTCTTTTGTTTTGTACCACCATCATATGCCCATGCATATCCTTCGGTGATCATCTGTTCATTTAATGATAGTTCTGCATCGCCGATATAAAGCCAACCAAGAAGGCGACCGTACTTACCCATACCACCAACCAATTCAGTTCTAACAGTGAGCTCATCGTCTCCATTGATAGCACCTTCTAGTTTTTCTTTAAGCCAGTTTGTTGCATCAAGACCTAACTTCTTCTCCTCATCATCTCTTGTTCTCTTCTCAGGCGTATCAACTCCTGCAACTCTAACTCTTTCTTTCTTGTATAGATCAAACCCGAGATCAATAGTAACGTCAATAGTATCACCATCGACAACACGATTAATTTCTATAACTCGGAAGTTGTAACAACTCTTCCGACTTGGTGGGGTCATTGTTCCCATGATTTACCTCCTGTGCGTTTGCTGCAATACCAATCACAAATGCACCAACCGCAATGACTGCAGCAGCACCCCATACCCAACGTTCTAATTGTCTTACTCTTGTCTTGAGTTCGTCGATATTCTTTTCAAGACGTTCATAATCATCTTTACGAGTCATTCTTTCCTCAAGACCAATAACTCGTTCTCTTATACTACCGAAATAATTTTCTAGAACAGCAATTTGTTTATCCTGTTCTGCATCCTTATTTGTCAGATCGCTCATCGTTTATTTCAGTATAAGACATACGAATTATATAGTAGATATAATAACCAACACCAAAAAGGAGTATCATTAAACTAATAACAACACTCCATGTAACATCATTTACATCAACCAGAGGTTTCAATATCAGATTCATTCTTTAACTCTTCAATATATTTGATCCACCAATCAGGATCTTTTTTTCTTTTCCAATTTGGTACGGGTAAATTTTGTTCGGAGTAGTATTCATACAGAGAATCATCGATAATCTGTGCGATCTCCATATTCCTCTTCCTCTTCGTCAACATCCTCATATGGGTTTGCCACATAAGGTCCGTGTGGTTTTCTGGATTCTGCTTGGACATAACTCTGTTCTTCGTTAACAGCCGAAATCCATAAACTCAATTTCATTATAATCCATATGATTCCAAGAGGTAAAAAACAACCAACAAGGATGATAGGTTTCATTCGTGACTCCTATTAAAGGGTTCCCAATGTTCCCAACCATATTTATGAACTGCCCACATTCCTAGAATAGGAACGAATACTAAAATAAATCCAAGAAAACCTAATGCAGGAGGTGACTCCATCCAGTGTCTAATGAATAAAATCATTTTTAATGTGCCGTACCATTTCCATCATAGTCATCTGAATCATAATAATCATTTTCACCTTTTATAAAACCAAAACAAAGAGTTGTTACAACAAAAGGGACACAAATCCAAATTAAAAAATCAGCCAGTACCATCGTCTTCGTCTCTATCATAGAACAATTTACATGACCACCACTCGTCATCCTCTTCGTAAAGAGGACAGGGTTCCTCAAAAAGATATGCCATCCTTAATTGATAAACCCTTTCTCTCAATGACTTATAAAACTCTCTTTTTTCGTCCGAGTTCATTAGTTAACATGTACGGTACCAATCATACCAGCTCCTTTGTGTGGACCACACCAGTAAGTATAGTCTCCAGCTTCAGGAAAAGTTACGTTGAATTCTTCACCAGGCATCATTGCAAGACCCTCATGTGAAATTTCTGGATGATCTTCCACCACTACATTATGTGGAGGAAGCATATTGTTTATAAAGTGAACGGACTCTCCAGCGGCAATGGTGACTTCTGATGGTTCAAAAACTAGATTACCATCATATCCCATTTGAACGTCCACTGCCCACGCAGGGGCACTAAAAAATAGTGTAGCCAGAAGTGCAAAAAAGAACTTCATAAGTTTTTCACGACTACACTATCTATTCAAGATATAAGTTTTTATACTTAGGATTTGTTTTGACTTCCTGACTTATCATTTCACCAAATTCATCACAACATTTACACCATATCTTCCTCACTTCAGATGCATATGGATCACGAGCATCTTTTAATTCTTTCCACATGTACCACAGAACAGTACACTCATCAGATTTTTTTTGAAGATGTGGTTCTTTATACAAAGATTACTTCTTAGGCTCTACTGCAGATTGAACTGGTGGTTCACCTTCTCTCTTTTTATTCTGTGGTGCACCACCTGACTTTGCTGGTGATAAACCAAATGCTGCTAATGAACCAGAAAATACCGATGCAATAAAGGTAGGGTCGAAGTCAAGAATCTTTTGACCGTTGGGAAGTCTAACGTAACTGAATGTAAGAAGAGAAGCGGACCAAATAAGTACGACAACTTTCACTAAATTACCAAGGACTTCACTTTTATCTTCATGATGGTCTTCTTTCTCTTCTACCTGTGCCTTTGATTTTCCTAGCATGGGTAAAAAAATAGGTATAAGTATTTAGAAAAAAAGGGGGTAGTTATACCCCCTCAAATACTGGTTGCATCATTCCTTTATCTGGTCCGTCGTCGTCATCAATATCAGAAGACTTGAGAAGAGAAATGATAATACCTAATGTAGCAATACCCGTAAACACATCTACTAGTGTCTCGGTGGTCATCACCAGATGCCTGGAATGATTTGACCTGTGGTTGCATATGCACCCATTGCAGCCATGACACCAATCATGGCTGCCCAACCATTAATACGTTCTGCTTTTTCGTTCATTGTTCTGTTCCAGTAATGTTTGTAAAGATAGAAGTGTCACCATAATCACGGTGAATTTTGTAACCTACAACAGCACCTTTGGTATTCATCAGTGCAGGCATGAAGGCAACAGTAAAGAACACTGCTGGTGCTCCAATAATAAGTGCTCCTGCAATCACATAGTAAGTGAGGAGTTCAATCAGACTGTGTTCCATTTTGTGTTTTATTAAAGATAATGACTCTGCCATTTTCATGAGTGAAAACTAATTCATCATCATGTGCCCAACAGAGTTCTTCATACAGGGCATTTAGTCTCTCCATGTCTTCATAGAGTTGATTTGGATTAGACATACTTGTCAAACATTTTACGAATGTTTTGAGTGATACCCATACCACCAACAAACTCTTCTAGTTTAATACCATCAGAGTCTGTCACGATTAGAACTGGAGTTGCGGTAACCCCATACTTTTTCGCCATATCAAGATTCTCTTGAGGGATGGGAGTATCACTTACGTCTTCAAGGTCAATCTTTTCAATGATATTGGTACGTTCGTCATTAATAGAACGAAAGTATTTCTCAACAAGCATACAAGGACCACAAGAATCCTTTGAAAAAAGATAGAACTTGTTCGTCACAGATTTTCCTCTTGTTCAGAAAGAATCACACAATCACTGGTAGGATATGCAACACAAGTCAGAATAAATCCTTCTTCCATCTGTTCATCATCAAGGAAGGATTGTTCTTCGTTATCAACAGTACCACTTACCAGCTTACCAGCACATGC